TGTCGTTAGGGTCATTTGCCTTACCTTTACTGAATACCCTGGCCTTCATCTCTTCCCAGGCATTGCTGTTATTGTTGTTTGCTTTATCTAAGTCTACCCCCTGCATAGCAGCCAAAAACTTCTTCTGGGAATAATCTAAGTCTCTTTTTATTTTTAATGTCGCTATTATTTCTGGCATAGACATTGAAGACTCTAACTCTTCATAATCTTTCCAAATGCCAAGAAGGAATACCTCTGACTCTAATTCTGCTAAGTCCAAGTCATCCCATGTAGACCCGCTTTCGGTTGCCTGCTTCTTGACAGTCTCTTCTGCCTTTTCGTTAATCTTAATTCCAGCAGCAAAGTCTAATATTTTATAAATAGTTGGCATATCTATATTGTCTTCTAATTCTTCTTGTGTTTTTATTAGTGGGTAGTATTGTCTCATTGCTATAACAGTACATTTTGCCAAAGCGTCTATTGCCTCGTCGTCGTTGGTTGCAAGTTTAACATTTTCAAACTCATCTAAAAATAGTTTTAAGAACTTTATTTTTAATGGGGTAATATATAGTTCTGTTCCATCTATCAGTTCTACAACGCAACTTTTATATATTTCGGTAGGCATTCATCTATTATAGCAAACAGAAAAGCCCAGCCTTTTGGGCTGGGCTAATCTTATATTAAGTTGTATTATGCTGGGATTGTACGATCTACGATCTTACCGTAAGAACCGTTGTCATTTGGAAGCAAACGGAATGAGACTTCAAACATTGTTGCCTCATCACGCTTTGCGCCTACTGTTACGCTCTCAATTGAGAGTGCACGGTATGCAACGTAAACTCTTTCGATCTGATCAGATGCTGCACAGTCACCTGTTCCTGGACCAACTGCTACCAAACCACGCTCAACTGGACATTCTCCAATGTCACCTGCTGAAAGGTTAAGTGTTGGGTTTCCTGAAACTGTTGTTAGATTCTCATCCTTGCTTGCGAGAGCAAAAAGAAGATTCTCTAGTGTTGATTCTGCGAATGTAGTATTTAGGTTTACTTGCATGCCTTGCTTGAACAACTTAGCAACGTCAAGAACCTGGTCTACTGAAACTTCACCGAAATCTGGCTGGAACTGTAGTTCCAAACCATTCATTGTGTAACCTACGTTACGGAACCCTTCCTCATCGGAAAGAGTTGTCTTGTAGGACACACCTGCAGAGTATCCTGGAAGGACTCCTGCTTCTGGTAGAACACCATCTTCGTATGTGAAGAGTGCTGCTGCACCAACGATGATATTATTGCTAGTACCACGTGTATATGCCATGTATTTCACCTCTTTATTTGTCTAGAATTAAAAGGCGTGTTTCCTCGCTAACAATTATACAGCCTTTTTATGAGTTTACTGAGTCTATGATATCCTGCATTTGATGGTAATCGTAATCGATAATGATCTTATTCCCCGCATAAGTTCGGGCTGTTCCGAAATCGATTATATCCCGTGCCTCTTCTAATTGATATATTTTAAAATCATGAAAGTAGAACTTACAGTTCATGCCACCTATTGCACCCTTTGCCTTAGCCCATGCATTAATATCTTGAGCCGTTTCGTCGCCACGGTCCATAAGCCTTAATACTGCTTCTTGAACTTGAACCATAACTATGTCAGATCCTTCTTGTAATCCATAAAAATAATATAAAACCTGCTCACATTTAATATGTGGAAAAGGCCCTCTACGCATTCTTTTCATGCGATCCCATGTTGCAGCAACGCCAGCCGTACCCACATTTTCTCCATTTAACTCTATCCACCTTTCTGTTAAGTCCTCTATGTTAAAAGGTCTTGGTGGAAAAAATGGAACTCCAATGCTTAAAAGTTCTCCAAGTTTTTCTTGCAAGTATGTATTAATCCATAACACTGGTGTATTTAGTGGTGATATTGATCCTGTCATCTAATTGCCCCCGCATTTGCTACCCATTGATATCCAGCCTTAAGTCCAACAGATCTACCGCCACGCTTTCCTGCATTTAGATTTTTTGAATAAACCTTTGGATATTTAAAGTATTGTTTAAGACCACTTGACTCTAAGAATGACTGCCTAAAGTAAACACCAAAAAAATTAGAGATAACATTTTTAAATTGTCCCTCTGTCTGTCCTCCAGGATTTTCAACCCTAACTTCTCTTGAAGTAAATATTTCTTCTCCGTTTATTTCAAACCTTAATGCCTGTGCTTTTGTTGGTTTAATTGTCACGCCAATACCTTTTTCCATAACTTCTGCTTTATTATAAAATGGAACATTAGAACCATTTTTAATTGATGTAGATTGTTTTAATGATGACCTGAATGTTAAACCAATATTACTAATTGTAAAGTCAATGTCAAATAATCTTGCTTCTGGACTTCCAGTTTTGTGCCATTCGTATACGTGATGTAATAACTCTGGAGATACTCTTGCATTAGCATCTACAAACTGTCCTGCTAATTCTGATATTTGTGGTCCTAGTGCTGCATACATAGCCTTCTTACCACGACCAATTCCATCGATGAAACCAATTGAATAATTCATTATATTATTCATCTCTTTTTCAAACTGTCTACTATTAAACTTTATTCTTAACATTAAACATCTACCGCCTGATTTTCAGATCTACGAATAATTAATTTATAATATTCTGTATTTCCGAAAGGTCCTGTAAACGGATCCTGTGTTGCTATTTCAAATATTGTGGACTTACCTGCACGAGGACCTGAAGTTTCTGTGTATATCTCATTACAATTTTTGTCACGAATGTTTGTAATAATAACATTGGTAATTGAGTTACGAGCCTCTAAACTTGAAACTCTAATGTCAGTTTTAGCACGTCCAAGTAGTATCTTATCCTGTGTAATATTAATGTTTGGCATTACTTCTTCTTTAAATGCTGTACCTGCTGGAGCAAAGGAACATGCTATTGTTCGATCTAAAATCCAAGTCTTTTTAACTTCTCCGTAAATACCCTGTTCAACTATTGGATGATAAACATCTGCTTGCATTGGAAATGCGAAGTCTGGAGTTTCGCATATTACCATTATAGAACCCCGACGAACTCAATCGGTTTACGATACTTATCTAATATCTTATCGACTAATAAATTCCCAGTGCCGTCAAATACAGCCTTATCAAACTGAATTCTAAATTGGTCTGTATTGTACGAACCAATATATCTCTTGTAATAATCTAACTTTCCACAATCAATATCGTGTATTAATAACTCTGTTGCTCTTACTATATCTGATGGAACCTTATGATATCCAACTTCTAGTTCGATCTTATAATCCCAACCTCTTGGGAAACCTCGTTCTGAAAAAAGAAAATCTAAATAATCTGTAGGTGATCCAGGATAAAGGATTGGGTTTGATTCATTACGATTAACCAAATCTGGATACGTTGTTGTAACGGCAGATCCATCAGAAGTTATTTCAAACACAAAGGTAGAGTTTTCTACATCATCTGCATCATAAACTAAAACATTGTTTTCATAAACCTTTAAAATCTTTTTTGCATTTACCCAAATAGGAATATAATCTAATCCCAAACCAGTTGTCTCGATTGTCTTTTTTGTAAAATAGAAATCTACATCACAAACCGAATCTATTATTGCTCTTGCTAATTCTTCGTTCTTTCTGTATGCTTGTATTTCTGTAGCAGTTGATCCATTGTCGTTTGGGTTTGAGTATGGTCTTACTACGTCTACATATGTATCCTCTCCGTCTACCGTGATTTTATACTGAGTATCATATTTTGAGGATAATGGGATGGTTACTTTGCCTGATGCATCAGATGTAACTTCACCCGTTGTTTCTAAAGAGTCCGCCATATCGGTAATAGCGTATTCATACTCTGTAGTTGCTAAAGCAACATCAAGCGTAACGCTTAAATTATATGGCGGAACTCTTAGAACTTCCATTTAGTTGCCAAACTCCTTGGCTACTTCTTCTGGTGTAGCAAGTCTGACATGGCTACGTGTTAACCATTTTTCAGCCTGCTCTGGTGTAACGATGTTGTATCCACGATATACCTTGCCAACTGAACTCCAACTTACATTCTTTGTAGAGTAAATTGCTACTGTCTTTTTTGACTTCGTTGGAGAAGCATTAACAGCCTGCTTGACTGGACGTGGTGTTTCAGCAACACCGATAACGCCATTTTCTATTGATCCTACAGCCTGAACTGTATCACTTGAAGATGCGCTAAGATCTGCTGTTGTAATAGCATCAGAAGACTCTGGTACTTCAGAAACTGATGCCTCAACATTATTTTCTTGAGCAACCGCCTCAACATTGGTTGATGGCTGATCGTTTTCTAACTTATACTTTTCCCAAGCGTTTAGTTCCTGGGGTTGTTCTGCATTATTGTTTTCTTCCATTATTTACCTCCTTGTGACTATTATAACAGAATAATAAAAAGTTAAGAGGGGGAGGAGAATTAACCCCTTCCCCCTCTCAAAGGTTACTGCTTACAGATTATGCATCTGCTGCAGAGTCTGCCCATGCGATTGCATCTTCTTCTTCCCATTGGATACCGAAGCGAACGAATACAGTATATTCAATTGTATCCTTCTTCGCAACGTATTCACGGTTTACGATGATATCACGCTGGAAGCCCCATACACGGTTCTGTGGGAATGTCAAGTCGACATAACCTGCAGGGTAGTAAGGAACTTCTTGGACATCGATACCTAGAACACGAGTTGTACGTGCTCCACCGAATGTCTGACCAGCACCGTCTAAGTAAGACTGTGTGTTGGCGTATGTATTACCATTCTTGCCAAGTGCTTCAGCGATAGCATCTGAAAGAGTACCGTTATTCTTAACGATACCTGCGAATGCATCTGTACCTACATAGAACTTAAGGTTATTCTTAAGTGCACGGTACTTGCGTGGCATAGCGAGAATGATGTCCTGCATTACTGCAGGTGTCCAAGCATTGTCAGCAACAGTGATTGCTGCTTCATGCGAGTCTCCATTGTCCTTGTGCTTCTTGATGAAGCCAGGCATAATAGAAAGGAATGGCGCTGTTGCACCATCACCGTTGATAGCAAGATCTTCAATGTCATTTGCGAATGCATTTGTCATCAAGCGAACTAGATGATCTTCTAATGCACCACCCTCGACATTGTCTTCTAGTGCTTCAGCAGATACTTCCCAATCTAGACGAATCTTCTTGGTTGTAAGTTCTACCTTTGAGAATGTAGCACCAGTGTTTGTATAGTTTCCAACTGCTTGAGCAGCAGCACGAATTACACGCTCACCGACGTTGATCTTCTCTAATTCCATGGTGTTTGCTCTCATCGTCACACGACGACCATCTTGAGCGAGAACTGTAGCATCCCAAACGTAGTCAATAAAACGACGTGCCTGTTCAGGGCGTAGGATTCCGCTTGCAGCATCACCCGAAGGGTTTACGGCATTAGGACCAGTGGTAACACCAAGGTTAGCGTTAGGAATATTTCCTAGTGCGCCACCATCAGTATAATTGCCAGGGATGTTTGATCCTGCTTCAGAACCTGATGCAAATGCACCTTGTCCTTGATATAAACCTGGTGTTGTTCCACCGAGTTCGCCTGATTCTCCTGGCTGGTTTTTCTTAATTTCTTCCGACATATTGTCACCTCCTAAGTGATTCTGCTTATTAATTACTAAATAAGTCGGCTGTTTTGAGGAAACGTCCGCCCCATAGGGATTTTTCAACCATTTCTGGTTGATCCTGTACGATCTCGCCTAGATCGCCAGACTTTCGGAAAGCAGTGTCTGCTTCTACTGCGTCTACTCTCTTTCCAAACTTGTCAACATGTTCAACTGTTGCAGCAATGTCTTTGGCGACTGCATCAAGTGAACTCTTTACTGCTGCTGTATCGACCTTTGTGGACTTAAGCATTTCTACTTCTGCCTGCAAAGACTTTACAGTTTCAACTAAATCGCTAAAGGCTGATGTAATTGTATTCTTGATTTCTGCAACTGCTTCAACAATTGCTTCATCTGACTTAGATACTTCTGCTGCAACTTCTGCTGCTGGTGCTTCAACTGATTCTTCAGCCTTTGCAACTTCTTCTGTTGGAGTCTCTTCAGACTTTTCAACAGTATCTTCTGCTACTGCAACCTCTTCAGATTTTTCAGTAACTTCTGCAACAGGAGTTTCAACC